GAGCAGCCTCCAATGCCTCCAGAAGAGCCCACAATCGCTCCTCCTGCGGTTCCAAAGACCAAAGGAACTCTGGCAATTGTGTTCGGCAGATTTAATCCGCCCACTATTGGGCACTCTGAAATCATGAACATGGCAGCCGAATCTGGAGATGAATACGTAATTATACCTTCCAGATCTCAAGATGCAAAGAAAAATCCTTTAGATCCTGATACTAAAATCTCATTTATGAGAATAATGTATCCATATCATAGTGAAAGAATTATTAATGATACAAATCTAATTTCGATTTTTGATGTCTTAAAAAGAGCCCATAATGATGGGTATTCAAATGTTAGAATTTTAACTGGGCCGGATCGAGTAAAAGAATTCGAAAAACTTGCAAATAGTTATAATGGGCAGCTTTATCAATTCGATACAATTGAAGTTATTCCTTCAGGCGAAATAGATCCAGATGGAAAGAGTCTAGATCAATTATCTTCAGCTAGACTTCGACTCGCAGCAGCTGAAGGTGATTTTATAACATTCCGTGCAGGATTGCCAAAAGAAATTAAAAATAAGGAAGCCTTAAGTCTTTTTGATTCAGTTCGCCAAGGAATGAATATACAAGAGATACAACAAGAAGGGTATCATACATGGGAAATTGCTCCAGATTATGACCTAAAATCTTTAAGAGAAAATTATATTGCTAATAATATCTTTAAAGAGGGTGAACAAGTTGAAAGTGTCACTACAGGATTAAGTGGTAAAATTATTCGAAGAGGCACGAACTACTTAATTTGTGTTACTGAAGATGGAATTATGTTTAAGTCTTGGATTAAAGATGTAAATGAAGCTTATACTGAAAAATCCATGCCAAGAATTATGAGAATGCCAAAAAAGCCAAATACTTTAGTGGGAACTTTGGGATATTTTAAATATGCTTCTAAGATGACCCCCGGAGCAATTGGAACTGGAAAAGAAAATTTACAATATGGTGGTGTTCCTTACGGCATTAATTTAATAAATAAAAATAGCAAAAAGTAAGGGTAAATTTTTCTTATGAAAAAAAATATTGCTGAAGATCTTCCTGCAAGAAGTCATCCACAGGCACAATTATCTGCACAATCACAAAAATCAGATCGTGGAGATTCGGAAAAAGGTGGCGGATCCAAAAGAGGAGGAGATGGTAAAGAAAAAACACCTGACCAAAAAATAAGACAAGCGGTATATGATATTCGTTATCGTGCAAGAAGAGAAAATCTACCGATTCGCACTGCATATTCCCAATATATGCAAAATAGCTCTATGAGTGAAATGGAAAAGGCAGAGGTTAGAAAAAGATTGTTTGGTAAAGAAGGTGGGACACAGGCCGAAAGTTTTGATATGAAATCTATTGCCTCCGATACTATGGCAAAGGCACTTTATAAAGTCTTTGTAGATAATCAACCAAAAATTACTGAAGAATATATTGAAGAGATTAAAAAAGATTTTCAAAGTAAATCAAATGGTGCTGAAAGTAAGAAATATAAAGTAAGAGTTACAGATACTCAAAGTGGAGTCAGTTATGTAAGATTTGCAACTCGTTCTAAAATTAGTCAACTTAGAGCGAGAGGACTTGATGTTGAAATGACTGAATATGGTGATGCATATGAAGGAGAAAAAGAAAAAGGCGAACAAACTGCCGAGGTTTCCAGAGGAAGAAGTAGAGCATCCAAAGATTATGATGGGGACGGTAAAGTTGAAAGTGGTGCAAAAGAACATGCTGGAGTTGTTCATAATGCAATTCAACGCAAAAAAGGATTACCTGCTGATGGTAAAGATACCTCTTCAGTGAAAGAAGAATTTATGGGTGAAGTTTTAGGAATGGCAAATCTTCCACAAATGGATGAACCTCCACTTCCTACGAATAATCAAAATCAACAAATCGATATTCTTCAAGGTAAAAAAAATAAAATAACCGTAAATCCTACTAATTCAATCATGGCTCATACTGAGTTGAATGGTGATTTGATTCAAGAGAATGGGTATAAAAAATTCTTGAATCTTCTTCAAGAGAAGAAAATGACTGCGGCTAAAAAAAGAAAAGAAAAGAAGTTAAAGAAAAAATATGATGATTCCTCAATGAAGCAAAATATGCAACAGCAGTATGGAGCGGAAAAAGGTAAAAAAGTTTACTTTGCCAAAATTCGCAAAGAAGCGATGAAGGAAGAATCAGAAGAATGTGGTTGCGATGATAAAAAGAATAAGGAAGATACTAGATCCATTCCAACTTCCGTAAATTTAGTAAAAAATAAAGTAAGATCAATGGGTGTAAAAATGTGATTTGAATAAATATAATTAGATATCCTTTATAGGAGGAACTTATTATGACACTCGCAGCACTACTCGCATTTCTAAAAGCTAATGAAGCATTGATTGCTACTATTCTTTTTGTTCTTTCTGAAGTTCTTGGTGCATCACCAAAAATTAAAGCAAATGGTATTTTATCACTTGTTTTATTGCAAGTTCAAGCTAGACTTAAAGAAAAGGGTGCAGTCGATCCAACTCCCTGAATCAATTTCATAAATTATTAGGAGACCTTTTTAAGGTCTCCTTTTTTTATAAATATCAATATAAAAGAAATCTATCGGGTAAGTCAAATGTCTCTTTGGGGAATAAACGATAATTTAAAGGCCACTGGCACGGTTTCACTTTCTAATAATATTGTGACTGGAACTGGAACTACCTTTGGTCGTGTTGGTGCTGCAAAAACTGGAGATGTAATTCGTTTTGGTGTTCGTGGAAACGGAGGTGTATATTATGGTGATGCAGTAATTGTTGGAATTGCTAGTACTACGCAATTGACTATTGATTCTACTGCAGGTCTTTCTACAGTATCATTCGCAGCTACTAGCTTTTACTTAAGTGAACTTCCAAAATATACCGTTTTGGATTCATCATATAGTAATGCAAAAGATTCTGCACCATCTCTTAAAAATTTTGGAGTCACCGGAACTGCAACCACAAATGCAGGAATTGGCACGAATATAATTCCAGTAATTCCTCCTTCTACTCTTATTCAAGGTGATACTCTCCTGAATGGTGGAAATGATATTGCAATTTCTTCTATTAGTACAAATACAATTACTTTAGGTTCTACAATTTCTGTAGGAATTGCAACTGGCGACACCCTAATCTTCAAGAGATATACTGGAGGTTATGATAAACAGGTTTATGGTATTAGCACAAGTGCATACTCCAATGTATCTACTGAGTTTAGGACTAGTGGATCCGGATGGGTAGGTGTGACTACTTATATTGACACTCATGGAAACTTAAGAGTCAAGAGTGAAATTCTTGTTGCTATGTCCGGAATTACAACAGGAACCAACGGTATTTTATATCCAACGAATCAGTGATATATGAGATTTGATGAATTGAATAAAGATAATTATCTATTATTTGCTATAAAATTTTATAATAATCCTCAGGCATTAACAAAAGAGGATTTTGATGATGATTTGAAACGAATTAAATATATTAAAAGATTATTAAAAAGATATAGGAATACTGGCATTCTAAAAACACAATTAATATTGAACCATCTTATAGTTCTTTTTAATGTTTTTGATGATGCCGCTATTCCTTTACTTTTTTATAGTTTGGATGAAGACTTGTGGCCGTGTATAAAAAGTTTTTTGGTATTTTTAAATAGAATACCTCAATATCCAAAAACAAAAATACATGAAATATTAGAAGATACTAATTGTATGTCAATATTGCAAACAATTTAATGAAAAAAATAGATAAAATTATTCATTTAATTAGATATTTAAAGGAAGAGGGTATGTCTGTATCAGGAACTCATCCTACTAATAATGCTGGAGCTTCCGGTCTTGGATTCGATCCTCAAAAAGAATCACCACCAGTTAGAAAAAAATACGCATACTTAGGAAAGGGGTCAAGATCTCGATGGATGATGAGACGAAATCCCCCAAAATAATAAATATTAATAAGCATTAGATTTGTTTCGTGAGAGATAAGTTTCCCACATCACCAAAATGTTTAATACGAATACTACATCTGATACAAAGTTAGCTGTGCTTGAAGAACGTCTCTCATCATATGAAATTATGATGAAAAAAATAGACGAAGCAATTCAAATCATGGGTAAAACCAGTCAAAATATTAGCAAGATGTTGGCTGTTCATGAAGAAAAAATTGAACAATGCAATAAAAGCGACGAATTAGTTGCAAAAATGTTGGACGATTTAAAGCAAGAAAATCGAAAAGAGCATAAAGAAGTGTCGGATCGAGTTGGCATAATAGAGCAGGAAGTAAAGGAAATTGTTAAAATTAAATGGATGACTGTGGGTTGTGGTGTTGTTTTAGCAATTATTACTGCATCTCTAGCTTCGCTTGCGTCTGGATGGTGGACTCCATCTGAAATGCAAATGCAACGTGAGGGTCATGTACATCAGCAAAATGTCCCTGAAGAAAAGTGATCCAAGGTGATTGACAAGGCGTCGAACCTCTGCTAGACTGTTCGTCCTTCCGGTCTTACGAATGGATTTTATCGATTCAAAGTATATTGGATTAGTATCTTCACGTCTACAAAAATTCAAAAAAGTTAAGGTTAATTTATATAACTTTCGATGTCCTCTGTGTGGGGATTCCAAGAAAAATAAAAATCGAGCAAGAGGATATTTTTACTCAACAAAAAACAATACCAATTTTAAGTGTCATAATTGTGGAGTTAGTTTTTCATTCAATAACTTTTTAAAATCTTTCGACAGTGTTCTACATCGAGAATATATCTTTGAAAAATTCAAAGAAGGTCATACTGGAAAGGGATTTGTAGTAGATACTCCAAAATTTGATTTCAATAAGCCCATTTTTAGAAACAAAATTGATTTACCCAAAGCTTCAGATGTACCAGAAGCTAAAAAATATTTGGAAGATAGAAAAGTAGATCCTGATCAATTTTATTTTGCAAAAGAATTCAAAAAATGGGTAAATACGAATAAAAAAGTCTTTGACGATATATCAAAAGATGAAAAACGTATCGTGATTCCTATGTACGATTTCGATAAAAATCTGATTGGATATCAAGGAAGAAGCCTCGAAGCATCACCAAATAAATACATCACTGTGATGCTTATTGAAAATGCCCCTAAAATTTATGGACTTGATAAAGTAAATTTATCAAAAACAATTTACGTTGTTGAGGGTCCGTTTGATTCCACATTTATTGATAATTCAGTTGCAATGTGTGGTTCTGATATAGATCTTTCTGAATTTAATTGGAAAGATTATGTTTACGTTTATGATAATGAGCCCAGAAATCTTGAAATTGTAAACAGAATTTCTAAGGTCATAGGTCAAGGATATAAGGTGGTAATTTGGCCTTCTTATATCAAAGATAAAGACATTAATAATATGGTACTTTCTGATTTAAATGTGCAAGAAGTACTAGAAGCTAGTACTTATCAAGGATTAGAAGCAAAACTTAAATTTACTCACTGGAAAAAGGTATGAGCAACGGGACAAATGTTAAAAAAAGAGATGGTAGAATTGAACCATTGAATTTGGATAAAATGCATCTTATGGTGGAAGAAGCATGTAAAGGTTTATCTGGTGTTTCTGCATCTCAGGTTGAAATGACATCTGGAATTCAATTTTATGATGGAATTAGTACGTCAGAAATTCAAGAGATTTTAATTAAGTCTGCAGCAGATCTGATTTCATTGGATGCTCCCAATTATCAATTTGTGGCAGCCCGTCTTCTTCTGTTTTCTATTCGAAAATCTTTATATGGGGTAGTGCAGGAGTATCCTAGTTTTTATGAACATATTCAGAATTGTGTAAAACTTAAAGTTTATGATGATGAGATTCTAAATTGGTACACTGAAGAGGAACTCAATCATCTTGGTGAATATATTAAACATGACCGAGATTATTTGTTTACTTACGCTGGGCTTCGCCAAGTCGTCGATAAGTATCTGGTTCAGGATCGTAGTACAGGTAAACTGTATGAAACACCTCAGTTTATGTACATGATGATCGCTGCAATTGGATTCTCAAGATATCCCAAAGAAACGAGAATGTCTTTTGTGAAAAGGTATTATGATGCAATATCTAAACATAAGTTGAATGTACCTACTCCGATTCTTGCTGGAATTCGTACACCCATGAAACAATCTGCATCTTGTGTTCTCTTAGATTGTGGAGATTCTTTAGAAAGCATCATTGCTACTGATGGTGCAATGATGCGATATATCGCAGGGCGGGCTGGAATTGGATTGAACATGGGCAGAATCCGAGCTATTGGTAGTAAAATTCGTGGAGGTGAAGTAGTTTCTACTGGATTAATTCCATTCCTGAAGAAGTTTGAAGGATCTCTTAAATCCTGTCATCAGGGTGGGGTTCGTGCCGCAATGGCTACTGTATATGTTCCCATCTGGCACAAGGAAATTGAAAGTGTTATTGTATTAAAAAACAATAAAGGAACGGATGAAAATCGAGTTCGCAAACTTGATTACAATATTCAACTCTCTCGTATTTTTTATGAGAGGTTCATTCAGAATGGTAATATCACTCTGTTTTGCCCCAATGATGTTCCAGGACTTTATGATGTTTTTGGTCTTCCAGAATTCGATGAACTTTATGTAAAATACGAAAATGATGATTCTATTCCTAAAAAGACAGTAAAAGCACAAGAACTTATTATTTCTTTACTACAGGAAAGATTCGAAACTGGCCGTATTTATTTGATGAATATTGATCATGCCAATTCTCATGGTCCTTTTAAAGATCAAGTAGTGATGTCAAATTTGTGTTGTGAGATCCTTGAACCCACAACTCCATTAGAATCAATAGACGATAAGAATGGGGAGGTAGCTCTTTGTACTTTGTCTGCATTTAATGTTGGATTGATTAAATCTGATAAAGAACTCAATGAACTTGCTGAATTAGTGGTTCGTTTTCTAGATGAGTTAATTGAAAATCAAATTTATCTGGTAAATGCTGCAGAAATTTCAACTCGAAATCGAAGAATGCTTGGTGTCGGTGTGATTGGGTTTGCCCATTATCTCGCTAAACTTGGATTAAAATATGACCAAAAAGAAGCTTGGTCCGCAGCTCATGGACTTGCTGAAAGTATTCAATATTTCCTACTTAAGGCATCAAACACTCTAGCTAAAGAAAAGGGAGCTTGTAATTGGTTTAATCGAACAAAGTATTCAGATGGAATTCTACCGATTGACACCTATAAAAAAGAAGTTGATGAAATTTGTAATGATCCCCTTCAATATGATTGGGAATCTCTTCGTGAAGATATTAAAACTTACGGTTTGAGGCATTCAACTCTGAGTACTATAATGCCATCTGCTAGCTCCTCGATCATTTCAAACGCTACTAGTAGCATTGAACCTCCTCGTGGATATATCTCATTCAAAAAATCAAAAAAAGGTCCAATTAAACAAATTGTTCCTCAGTATAATACTCTCAAAAATGATTATACTATCCTCTGGGATCTGAAGAATAACACGAGCTACTTTAACATTGTAGCAATGTTCCAGAAATTTTTTGATCATTCAATTAGTGCCGATTGGTCTTATAATCCTGAACACTATCCAAATAATGAAATACCTACTTCTGTAATTATTCAAGATGCTCTTTATGTATATAAGTATGGTCAAAAGACTGCCTATTATAGTAACATTTATGATGGTAGAGATGAAAGTGTAGAAGAATCGGCTCAACAAAATTCAGTACAAGAACTTATCGATGAAATTATAAACTCAAAAGAGGGAGAAGATTATTGTGAATCATGTACAATCTGAAATTAAAGGAATGACAGTTTTTAATACTAATAATGTAGATACCACAAAACAAACGATGTTTTTTGGTCCTCCTTTGGGTGTTCAACGTTACGATACTTTCAAATATCCAGTTTTTGATAAATTAGCTCAACAGCAGTTGAGCTTTTTTTGGAGACCAGAGGAAATTTCTCTTCAGAAAGACCGATTAGATTATCAGCAATTAAGACCCGAGCAAAAGCATATTTTCACATCAAATCTAAAATATCAAATTATGCTTGATTCTGTTCAGGGAAGAGGTCCCGGATTAGCATTTATTCCTTATTGTTCTCTTCCTGAACTCGAATCGTGTATGACTGCATGGGAATTCATGGAAATGATTCATTCACGTTCATATACTCATATTATCAAAAATGTATATTCAAATCCATCCGAAGTATTTGATAAAATTATTGGAGATGAAAATATTCTAGAAAGAGCAAAGTCGGTAACTCAATCATATGATGATTTCATTAACTCCGCACAATCTTATGGTTCTAGTGAATTGTGGAAATTTAGAAATGAAGGTGTTGAGTTAGGTAAAGATATTCTATATGAAGTAAAGCGAAGACTATACAGGGCGATTATGAATGTCAACATTCTTGAAGGTATTCGTTTTTACGTTTCTTTTGCTTGTTCCTTTGCTTTTGGTGAACTTAAGATGATGGAGGGTTCGGCTAAAATCATTGAACTTATTGCCCGTGACGAAGGAGTTCATCTATCAATCACTCAAAATATTCTTACTAAATGGAAGAATGGCGATGATCCAGATATGATTAAAATCGCTAAGGAAGAGGAGGATTGGACTTATAAGATGTTTGAACGTACTGTAAATGAAGAAAAACGATGGGCACAATACTTATTTAAAGATGGATCGATAATCGGCCTAAATGATAAACTACTCTGTATGTATGTTGAATGGATTTCGAATCTTAGAATGAAAGCAATTGATCTTAAGCCTATGTTTGATATTTCTGCAAAGAACAATCCTTTACCTTGGACCTTCCATTGGCTAAATAGCAAGGGGCTTCAAGAACTTCCAATGGAAACTGAAAAAACATCATATCTTGTAGGTGCAGTAAAGCACGACATTACTGAAAATCAATTTGCTGATTTTAAACTATGAATCCAAAAATTCTTGAAAGTGATGGAAATTATGATGAATGGTGTGAAGAAGAAATACAAAATGCTTTTAAAGAAGCAGCAGTCATAGATGAATATCTTTTTGGAGATTATGATTATGAAAAAGATTGGTTGAGAAATACGACTTCGAAGGGCCTTTAGGCCCTCTTTTTTTATAAATAAATTATAAAGTAAAAAAATAATCAAATGACTAGACTTACCGGAACTGATGCTTGGGGCTTAATGGAAGCATATAGTGCAGTTTATGAACCAGAAGAAATTACTGAAGAACAAATTTGGGAAGAAGTTGAAGAATGGGTAAACTCTCTTGTAGAAGAAGGTTATGATTTGAGTGATTATACTTGGGATGATATGTGGAATCTTTATGAAGCAAAAGTTGATGATGTTGTGGATAAAAAATTAAAGGCCAGTGGTGTAGGAGCAGTTGACAGAATTATGACGAAAAGGGCAGCTAGAAAAAATAGAAATGAACCCAAATATCACCCAAGAACTAAAACACAAGTAAGATTGGCTCATAGACGTTTCGAAACAGAATATGATGATGATGAACTTCGAGGTGCAAGAAAAACAAGAGAATCTTCAACGCAACATGAAAGTGTAGATAATTATGATATTATTCTTTCACATCTTCTAGATGAAGGATATGCGGATACTTATGAGGATGCAGTGATAATCATGGCAAATATGAGTGAGGATTGGAAAGAAAATATTATTGAAAATGTACTTGACGAGGCACAGAGGATTTTGAGTGTTCGTTCTAAGTCTGGTGAGGAAAAATACAAAGAACCTAAAAACATTACAAAAATTCGTGATGCTATTGGTAGATTGCCCTCAGATAAAAGAGAGGTAACTAATCGGAAATCAGAAAATAAAAGAGAAAATGAAAGAATTAAGGCAAATAAAAAATCTATTCAAAGATTAAACGCTAAACCTGGAGAAGATAGTGGTGACTATGATTCTGGTTACTATGGAGATGATGACACTTCGGATGGGAGACGCCACTATAGTCTGAGTCACACCAATCGCTCTGCTCGCAGACGCAGAGCGATTGGTAGATAAAATTAAAACTAATAATTTTTAGAGGGCATAACGCCCTCTTTTTTTATAAATATATAAAAAAGAAGAAAAAATAGATGAAGACTTTTAGAGAATTTGTTTTTATCATCGAGAATATACCAGAAGAACCTTTGGTAGTATGGAGAAAATGGCTGAAAGATAATCCACATGTGCATGAAAGGGGGGGTATATTTTATGATAGAAATTCAACTGATAAGATGAATCGAGCAGCCAGAGAATTCATTAAAACATATAAGAAAACAGGTCAGCCCCCAGAATGGGCTAGAACTACTGCTAGACCTTCAGGAGCAGGAACGCCACCTCCAGGAGCCGGAAGATCAGCAGGAACACCTCCACCACCTCCAGGAGCCGGAAGATCAGCAGGAACACCTCCACCACCTCCAGGAGCCGGAAGATCAGCAGGAACACCTCCACCACCTCCAGGAGCCGGAAGATCAGCAGGAACACCTCCACCACCTCCACCTCCTAGACAGCCTTCAGGTGCAGAAACCCCTCCTTCAGATCCATCCTCAGGTGGAAGAACCCCAAGACCATATAGGGGTAGACCAACTTCTGCATCTGCAAGATACCAAACAGTAAGACCTCCAGTCACTCCGACACCTAAATCGGGAATAAAATGGAAACCCACATTAGGGAAAATTGGAACGGCTGCTGGTATTACAATTCCTGCAGCAATGGAATATAAACAGAGAAGAGACGAAGGACAATCTAAAGCTAAGGCTGCTGGAGGTGTTTTGACAACTGCCGCTGCATATGGTTTGGGTGCAAAAATTGCATCACCAATACGAAATCCAATACATAGAGGGGCTGCCAGTTTAGCTTTGGGTACAGCTTTTGCCACTGGCGCAAAACCTGCATATGATTGGGCAGTGGAAAAAACACGTCCAGCAAGACAAGCAATTTCAAAAGCAACTGGAGTTAATGACGCCAAAAAAATAGAAGATCTAACTCAAAAAATTCAAAGATCTGGGACAGCCAAACCAACACCTGCACATGACTGGTCTAAAGAAAAAGGTAAAGATTGGGCTACTCTGACAAGAGGTGGTGAAAGAAAGATATACGTTCCTCAAATCGGTTGGCAATTTCCAGCAACTGTTAATAAAGAAAGAGGAAAAGCTGGATTACCACCAGTTAAAGATCCAGGACAACCAACATCTTCTATTCCATCAAAAGGTACTCCAGATTATTTTAAGGCTAGTTCACAGGCACGTTCTACTATAGGAACAAGAGGAGCTAGAGAAATAGCTTCTCAAAAAGGTGTATATGGTACTAGAAAGGGATCCGCATTGTTAGGTACTTCAACGCCAGCAACAGTAAATCGTCAAGCCCGAACAATTACAACTGGAGGAAAAACTGCCTCACTGGCACCAACACAATTAGTTCGTGATCCAAAAACAGGAAAACAAAAAGTTGGAGATTTAGCTTTTAGGGGAAATAAGGCGGTTTACTTAGCAAGACCATCTATACAGTCGAGAGACACTTCGCTTACTGCCAGAGTTGGTAGAGCGTTAAATCTTGGTAGATATTCAAAAGAAGCCGAATCTAAAGCCGCAAAACAAGAATATAAGACCGCATTAAAATCTACACAAAAATACACTAAACAACTAGGAATTACTCCCCAATCGGCAACTCAACAGAAACTTCCTGGATATGGTGTTGGCCCTAAAAAAGTCGGACCAAAAATTGTAGGGCCTAAAAAAATTGGAGCACCCAAACCTGCATCTCCAGGAAGTACTCTTATTAAACCTGCTTAATTACAATATAAAATAAATAAAATATAGGAATAAAGTAATTAAAATGAATAAAATTACAAAAAATCAGGCTCAAGATTTGATGGAAGCTTATAATTCAATTTATGAGCCAACCGATCTGACAGAAGAACAAATTATAGAAGATTTTAACTTATGGGTAGATAGTCTTTTGGAAGAAGGTTATGATTTGAGTGATTATACTTATGAAGATTTATATGAATACTATTTGAGTGAAGGTGGATGGGGTTCTGTTATTAAAAGTGCTATACAGACTGGGTTAAGAACTGGATTTAAATTACCATATAACATACCAGTAAGACAAGCTCTTGTAAGTAGAGGTATTGAAGGTGCGACTAGATCTGGAGCACAAACTACAAAAACTTTAAAAAATCTTGCTGTAGGATCTTCCGCTAAAAATACTGGAGGAAAAAGAAGATTAGCACTCGGATTAATTGGACTAGATGCTCTATTAAATCAAGGAAAAATTACTGGTTCAATTGGATCTGGTGCTCAACAAGCTTTAAAAGCCATGTCTGGAGGATCTTCTAGTACAGCGAAGCCTGCTCCTTCTAAAAACCCCTTCCTTACGGCCCCAGAATCGATGATTAAAAGGGAAGCATATGACTGGGCTAAAGAAAAAGGAAAAGATTGGGCAACCTTAACGAGAGGTGGACAGACCAAGATATATGTTCCGGGAAAAGGATGGCAATTTCCAGCAACTATTAATAAAGAAAGAGAAAGGGCGGGTGCCTCCCCAGTTAAAGATCCGGGACAACCAACTCGTAGTACCGCACCTCAAAGTGCAACAACTCAAAGTGGTCAAAAGGTTACTCCAGGGAAGGGATATCCAGAAACTCTTGGTGGTGCAAGAGGATATGTAGTTTACGATAAATCCGGAAATCGTAAATTTACTCCATATCCAACTCAACCTTCTCAAGCTGGAACTCAAGCTCCGGCAACACCAACTGGAGGGACTCCCTCAGCTCCTGCTGCAGGAGCTTCTACCCCATCACCAACCGGAACAGCTCCTGCATCCTCAGCACCCGCTGGAGGAGCCTCTAAGCCTGCTGGAGGGGCTCCTGCATCCTCAGCGCCCGCTGGAGGAGCCTCTAAGCCCGCTGGAGGGGCTCCTGCGTCATCCCCAGCTGCTTCACCTTCTACCCCTGCTGCAGGGGCTCCTAGACCTACCTCAGCGACTCCTGCTAGACCACAATCTCCAGCAAATCTTCCAACCGCCGAAAAAATCAAAAGTGGAATGGGAGTCTGGGGTCAACAAATGAAGAGTGGGGATACTCAAGGTGCAGCTGCAACTGGAATGAATGTCTGGAGAATGGCAAATCCAAAACTAGCTGCTGCCGCAGATGAAAGAGCCAGGATTCGTGGAACTGCACAAACTGATAATCCTTTAATGAGAAGTTTCAGACCAAGACTTTCATTAACTCCTAGTGTTCAGTCTCCGTCATTTCAAAGCACAATGGCTGGAACATCAGGCCAACAATCATTAGTTTCAAATCCGAATGCTGCAATTGCTGCAACTCCAAAACCAGGACCAGCAGCTACACCAATTAGACCCACCGTAATTCCTACTGCAAATACACCAGCTAGACCTCAACAACCAGCACAAAGAAAACCAACACCTGCTTCCACTACTTTGTTAAAACAATCTTATGAGAATGATGCTTATGATATTATTCTAGAATATCTAATCGATCGTGGTCACGCTGATAGTTTAGATGAAGCGAATTATATTATGTTGGAAATGAATGAACAATCTATTCAATCCATCATGGAGGAATATGAGAATTATCTATTATCTGTTCATATTTCGGAATGGGTAGATAATCTATTAGATGAGGGTTATGATTTGAGTGAATATGAATGGGATGATCTTGTTGAATATTACATATCTCAAGCATATTGAAGTAAATAAAATTATAAAAAATATTCCAAAACAATAAGTAATTCATTATCTTTGTCGATCTCTCTATGGCAAAATCATAGCATAAAAAGAGGGGGTTGACAAGACCCCCAAATCCATGTAGACTAGCTTTGTCATCGATGAAGGGTGGGTTGTGTCTTTAAGTTTCTTTAAGACCTTTAAAGACATTTAAGTAAAAACTTTAAGAATCTATGGATTTGGAAACAGATTCGTAGATTCTTTCTTTTTCAGAACTAAAAAACTTACCTTCTATATTTGTATTATAATACTCTTCAGACATTAAAACATTTCTAATGAACTGTTCATAAGTTTCATAGTATGACATTGACTTCTTATGAGGACAAAGATAAAGTATCTTTCTGGAGAAATTATTTTTACCTAATTCTTTAACATCTTCTTTTAGTTCATCACAAGAACTATAATAGTTCTTCCAATCACTTTCTTTAGTTTTTCTTCTTCCTGTTTTATTATCTTTTCTTCGAGTCCAAAAGTTTTTTTTACCAATATATTTTTTGTTATTAATTAAATTTGTAATTAGATAAACAAATCCTTCTATTCCTTTAGGTGCTTCAGTAAAAATCTCTCCATTATATTCCCATTCCATATCTTGATCTTTCACATTAGAAATATTTATGAGTCGCTCCTTGACAGCCTCATGACGTCGTGCTAGGCTTTGTCCATCACCAAATTATAAATAAATTTTCATTATGAATTGGTGATTTAGAGCCGTGGAGATTGCCTTCTGAGAAGAAGGTTGTGACCTTTCTCTATACGGATGTAGAGTTCAATGTATTTAAATGCTAAATTTCTTTACTGTAGCCCTGCCTCTTATGGCAACGGTTACGACCAACATGGCAACACTGCCAGAGAATTCAAAAAGTATCATCTCAATGAATTCTCAAACAGCGACCACCGAGGTTGTTGAACCAGAAGAAAAGCCAAAAGAGAAGAGGCTAGTTTGTAAAGGTTGTAATGAAAATGAATCCTTTGTTTTGAATACACTTCAAGATCAAGGAATTCTCGATAAAAATGCTCTTGCTACGATTATGGCAAACATTAAACAAGAATCAATGTTTGTCTCCAATATTTGTGAAGGTGGAGCAAGAGTTTTATATCATCAATGTAGATCTGGTGGATACGGTGCAATTCAGTGGACATCATCAGATCGATATTATGGATTAGGACAATTTGCTGCTAAGATTGGTGGAGATCCTTCATCTCTCGATACACAAATCCAATATATGTTTTATGAGAGAGATTGGAAGATGATTGAAGATGGAATGAAAACTCCTGGGAAATCTATAAATGATTATATGAGACTTGCATATAAATGGATTCGTTGGGGCATCAAAGGCCCGAGAGAACATTATGCAAATCAATATCTCAATAAATTCCAATATCAAACCGTTGATTCTTGATTATGATTAAAACACTTTCGATTCTTGCTATTCTTTCTTCTACACTTCTTCCTCTGAGTGTAGAAGCCTCAAATTGCACTTCTGCATCTTTTTATGGGGTGAATGATGGATTTCATGGAGGTACTACTGCAAGTGGGCAGCGATTTAATGCTTATGGGAATACAGTAGCACATCCATGGCTTCCTTTTGGGACTCGTCTTCGAGTTACAAATCCTTCTACTGGGCGTTCTGTAGTGGTAAAAGTAACAGATAGGGGACCTTATGTTGCGAGTCGTGGCTTGGATATGTCCTATGGATCTTTTTCTCAAATTGCCTCACCTGGCCAAGGACATGCCCGAGTTTGTTATCGAGTGATTTGAGTTTTGAGGAGGTCTTTATGGCCTCCTTTTTTTATAAATATCTAAAAAGTATTATTAACATGGTCTCAAAAGATATTTTTAATCTTCAAGAAGCTTATTCGTCAATTTATACTGAAGAATTTAAAGAATTGGATGACTATAAAACTGAGCTTGTGCAAGGTAGACATGCTCAACTTGCTTCAGATATTTTAAAAAATCGAGATGAAGTCAGACGTTTATCTAAGAAACCATTTGCCAAATATCGTCCAGGAATTAAGAGAAAGATGAGGGAATTGGTATCACAATCAAAACATAAACATAAATTGGCTCAAAATGCTAGCGATGCATTAATAAGAACAAGTGTTTCTAAATCGGCAAAAATCTCTAAAAAGATTGAAGATCTTAAAAAAGAAATGCCGGGAAATAAAATTGTTAAATTTAATCGTGAAGAAGTCGATTATTTAATTTCATATCTTATTAACGAAGGTTATGCATATGATTTTAGTTCAGCCGAAAAGATTGTATTTTCTATGAGTGAAGATTGGATTTATGATATTCTAAATCAATTGGATGAAAATGTAAATTGTGAAGATGATCATTACTGATAATAGTGCAAATAAATAGTATTAGGAATGGATACTTTATAATATGAAGGATGCCCAGACACCTTCAAAACTGGCACACCACCTGAGCCGAAGCCGGGTAACTAGGATATTATTCAGGGGTGGTTGAGAGATCGCCCGCTCGTTTAGCTCTCTGGTTGAAAGCAGCGAACTCATAATTCGCCTGAGGTGGGTTCGATCCCCACAACGAGCACTTGACAATCTGGCCTTTGTGGTTTATGATTGTCTTCTTAATCCTCTGTGGCGAAACGGTAAACGCAGTTGACTCAAAATCAACCGCCTTCGGGTTTGTCAGTTCAAATCTGACCAGAGGAATTGACAATCTGGCCTTTGTGGTTTATGATTGTCATCTGCTTATCTATTTTATACTGAGTTTTAAGGATAAGCATCAGTAAACTTACTTGAAAAGGGGAGAGTGAAAGCCCACCTCATAAATAGATCTAAAGTGAGTCTGAGACTTATGTTGGAAATCGTTTCACCACATGAAACTCTCCCCTTGACAATCTGAGGCAAAGGTCTTATGATTGTTTTCTAGCTCGTCAGAACAGGTGTTCAGAGGGGTCTTATAAACCCTTTGCCGCAGATTACGGCCTTTGGCAGGGATCGTTACCCTGGGCGAGTATTGACTCTTCGGAGTCAAGGCATTTCCTCTTAATGCCATAGTGATTCAACCACTTAACGTATGAAACTAAGAATCCAATATAAAATTGGTGTTAGGGAACGTGAGCATAAAATGGGTAATTTGTGTTTAACCCGCTCACTACGTTAATGTTGATAATCACATAAGAGGAATTGGGAGCGTGGCGTAATAGGTAGCCGCACCGCACTTAAAATGCGTTGGTCTCTGACCGTGGGGGTTCGAGTCCCCCCGCTCCTACTTGACAATCTAAGATTTGCATCTTATGATTGTCTTATGTCTCAGTAGCTCAGTGGAATAGAGCATCTGCCTTTATTTTGGAGCTTTATAGGAGAAATTCTATAAATGTAACTTCTCAAATTCGGGGAACTCTAAGGTCATTATTTGATTATGACAATCCCGAGCCAAGCAAGAAAAATCTTGAAGGTGTAGAGACTTTACGGGAAGTGCCTAAGTCCTTTGGATATGGTAAAGAGAAAGTCCAGACCACAAACAATTGGCGGGGAAATCCGTAGTGGTAAGCTAAGCAGTTGGTCGCTGGTTCGAGTCCAGCCTGAGACGTTATTTGAACCTCTTGCAATATAAATAATATTAGTTAGGAGGTTCAAATATAATGAAGTGTCTAAATTGTCAAAAAGAAACAATCAATCCTAAATTTTGCAATAAAAGTTGCGCTGCAACTTATAACAACAAAAAAGTTCCAAAAAGAAAATGGGAATATGACTATAATCTTTAGACTTGACAATTTGGTATAAATACCTTATAATTGTCTAAATGCGGTTGTAATTCAGTGGTAGAATGTCTGCCTTCCAAGCAGAACGTCGTCGGTTCAAGTCCGATCAGCCGCTCTTGACTTTTTGAAAAAAAAAGTCTTATAAATAAAACATACTTGTTAAACAAAACAATGATTCGCTCGTCACTAAAAACTGAATTTAATAATCCAGTTTGGGATAATATGCCCGCATATCTCTGCGGCCATATTGCGGATCAGTCCCCTTTTGGTATTATGGAAGAATAATATATCTTTCAACCATAATACCAAAAGGGGAGGAAACCAAAAGTTTCTTCCCCTTTTTTGTTTCTCGGGACAGTTTCCCGAGTGTCCACCAATCACCCCAAACGGTCCGAAAGGTGGTATTCTAAGTGAGTGGTTGAGAGAGACCACAAGAACCTCGACAATTTAAGATAAATCCTATATTATTTGGGGTCGTAGCAATGTGGTTCAACTGCAGCGGGCTTTTAACCCGTCTATGAGAGTTCGATTCTCTCCGGCCTCATTTAGATGATTCAGCAATTTCTTACTTTCTTTTGGGTAGAAAAACAATCATCTAGTTTTGGGAGTGTGGCTACTGTTGGCAATATGTGTGGCTGCCGCCTGTAAAGCGGTTACATAGGAACCATCGGGGGTTCGATTCCCTCCTCTCCTACTCGTGTATTTGGTTCACTTCTAAATACACTGTCACTGCTCTGTTCTTATGAACATCAGGCTAAGTCCTAGAATTTCTAGGCCGGGGAGATAATTCTAGATAGTCTCTCTGTCAATCGGGAATTAGTATACTGGTTTAACACTCCGCTTTTGGGAAGCGGCGAAGAAGGTTCGATTCCTTCATTCCCGACTTGAGAATGGTCCAAACATTCTCCATTGATGCGGTTCGGCTATACCGCTTTAACAAAATGGCCGCCAAATGGGG